GCGGCAAAATTAAAAGAAGTTTCTCTAGTAACTGAGCCAGCCTTTAAGTCTGCTCAAATACTAGAGATCGCAGCAGAGGAAATTATCCCTGCTGAGGAAACTAAACCCAACACAGAAAGCGAGACAGTCGTGGACGAAACCACTCCAGTCGAAGCAACACCGGTAGAAGCCGCGGCTGTAGAAGCCGCTCGCCCTACTATTACAGCAATGGCTTACTCAAAGCCTCGTTTTGATTTCTCTGCTCCAAAGCAACTGGAAATGACAATCAAAGCATCACTTGGATCAGATGAGGCTCGCGAGTATGTTCGCGCAGCAGCAGACACAACAGACAACGCAGGATTAATTCCTACTCGTCAACTAACAACTGTCATCAACGGACTTGCTAACAACACTCGTTCGGCGATCGATGCAATTTCAACTGGCGTTCTACCAGATGCAGGTATGTCATTCGAAATCCCTAAGATCACAACACTTCCAACAGTTGCAGAAACAGCAGAAGCAGGAACACCATCTAACACAGATCAGGCTTCCTCATTCGTAACAGTTTCGGTCAAGAAGTATGCTGGACAACAGCAATTCTCTGTTGAACTGTTTGATCGTTCATCACCATTGTTCATCACAGAACTTATGAACAACATGGCTGCACAATACGCAAAGGCAACAGACTTGGCTGTTTACACAGCCCTTGCTGCCGGTGCTTCAGCAGATGCAACAACACTTACAACATATCCAACAGCATCAGAATTGCTTGGTTTCGTATCACGCGGCGCTGCTTCTGTTTACACAAACACACAAGGCTTTGCTCGCAATATCTTGGCTAACACTAGCCAATGGGCAAACCTCATGACATTGAATGACTCAGGTCGTCCAATTTACATGGCCGCACAACCACAAAACGCTGGCGGAGAAGTTCGCGTTGACAGCATTCGTGGAAATGTTGCTGGTCTTGATCTATATGTGTCAGCAAACGTTCCAACTGACAACAACACAGACAAAGATGACTCAATGTTGATTATCAACCCAACTGCCTACACATGGTACGAGTCACCAACTTACCAACTTCGTGCTGATGTAATTGCTTCAGGAGAAATCCTTGTAGCAATGTACGGCTACGGTGCAATCGCAACCAAAATTGGTGCAGGCGCATTCGGCATCAACAAGACCTGATAGAAACCCATTAAGTCGCTGGCTGGGTAATGCCCTTTTACCCAGCCAGTCTTTAGGAAGGATCACATGAGCGTAACGACAGTCGCAACTCTAAGAAGTGCTTTAGGCGTTGGCACACTTTATACAGATGCGGTTTTACAGTCGGTCTGCGATGCAGCAGATGATGTTATGTTGCCCTTCCTATTTACTAACGAGACTTACAATGTCGCACACAGCAACACAACCACAGAGGGAACTCTTTATTTTAATCAGAGAGTAAACGATATTTTTTATGTCGGCCAAAGTGTAGTAATAACAAAGAATGGCACACCCTTTAACGGCACAAAGACTCTCACAGCAGTGGATGTCCAAACAATCACTTATGCTGTAACTGGCTCTCCTACTGCAACTGGCTACCATCCAGTAGTTCCTCTAGGCATAGTCTCTGGCACAACTCAAACAGATTACACAACCATTGATGCGGTTAAGCAAGCATCTCTACAAATCTGCGAGGCTATCTGGCAAGCCAGAAGCGCGCCAAGCGGCCAAGGCATGACGGTTGATGGCTTTGCTCCTAGCCCATTCACAATGTCAGCCTCACTTTTGGCAAGAGTTCGCGGCTTGCTTGCCCCTTACCTATCGCCTTATGCGCAGATCGGCTAGCGATGACAGCAGCGATCTCCACACTTCGCGCCACAGTTGCAGCGGCTTTAGTCGATAACACACTCTGGTCAGTCTTTAGTTTTCCGCCGGCTACGCCTATTGCTAACAGCGTTGTCATCTCGCCTTCTGATCCTTATGTAACTCCCAATAACAATGGCCGCAATACAATCGCTCCGCTTGCTAACTTTAATATAAATATATTCGTGCCTTTGCTTGACAATGAAGGCAACCTAAATGGAATTGAGGAAATGTTAGTTGGAGTGTTTAACAAACTAGCGGCATCCTCTATCGTCTATAATGTGGGAGATGTAAGCGCGCCTAGCGTTATGTCTGCTGCAACAGGCGATCTCTTGACTTGCTCCCTGCAAGTCTCAGTACTAACGAGTTGGAGTTAACCATGAATGAATGGGAAAAAGAACAAGCAGAGTTCCTGATCAAGATTGGTCAAACTCCTGCAATACCAGCACCTAAACAAGCAACTAAGAAAGATGAGGAATAACCAAAATGGCAGTATTTCTAAATAATGGAGTTCAGGTTACTGTTAATTCGGTTGCCCTCACAGATCATGTGACTTCAGTAACGCTTAACCGTAACTTCGATGAACTAGAAGTAACAGCAATGGGCGATAGTGGACATAAGTTTGTCAAAGGCTTAGAAGCATCATCTCTTACTATTGACTTCTTAAACGACACAGCGTCAGCAAATGTTCTAGCAACTTTGCAGGCCGCATGGGGAACTTCAGTAACAGTAACCCTAAAGCAGACTTCAGCCGCTACTTCAGCAACAAACCCTCTTTACACTATGACATGCCTAGTAAACGGAACTACCGACATTAACGGTGCAGTTTCAGACCTTGGCACACAGTCAGTAACTTGGAACGTCAACGGCACAGTAGTAATCACCACATCGTAATTAACTAACTAAGGGGCAAACAATGGCAAAACTAAAGGTAACAAGGGCAGACGGAAGCGTTAACGAGTACCAGATCACTCCGGCGATTGAGTACGCCTTCGAGGCTTATGCTAAGAAGGGCTTTCACAAAGCCTTTAGGGATGACGAAAAACAGAGCGATCTCTTTTGGCTCTGTTGGGAAGCAATTAGGCGTTCGGGTGAAACCGTTAAGCCCTTCGGAGAGTCTTTTCTAGAGACATTGACGCGAGTCGAGGTCTTAGATGATGACCCTTTGGAGTAACGCGAGAGTCCTTCACCTATCTTGTAGCGAGACTATCGCTTGAGACAGGACTCTCGCCTCAAACTTTAATTGAACTAGATCACACAATGTTCAGGACTTTACTTCAAGCCCTGAAGGATAGAGCAAAGGAGCAAAGCGATGGCAGTCGAGTTAAAAGGCGCTGACAAACTTCGCAAAGCCCTTAGGGAGTTTGAGCCTGATCTAGCAAAAAAGACAACCAAGGAAATGGCTGCTGTATTAAAGCCAATTACAAACAAGGCTCGTGGCTTTATGCCGTCAAACGGTTCAATGTTATCTGGTTGGACTTCTGCAAGTTCATCGGCCGAAACAACTAACTACCGCCACTTTCCCAAGTACGATCAGACAGAAGCCAAGCGCGGAGTTAAATACTCAACAAGTCCATCTAAACCTAATAAGCGTGGGTTTGTCTCTCTTGCTCGCATTATTAACAGTTCAGCCGGTGGAGCAATCTACGAGACAGCAGGGCGCAAGAATGCTAACGGTCAACCTTCTCAAGCATCTACTCGCGGTATTTACAGCGATTACATCGACACTTCTAACAAGGTTAATAAGTCTCTTAACCCTAACGCTGGCAAGCAATTTATTGACCGCGCCAATTCTCTAGGCTCTTTGGTAAACGCTCGGCCGCGTCAACAAGGACAGGCTGGCAGAGCAACTCGCAAGATGACTGGCCGCGTAATCTTTAGAGCCTTTGCAGAGGATCAAGGCAAAATTACTGCTGCAATAGTCAAAGCAATTAACAACTCCGCTATTGAGTTTCGCGCCAAGACAGGTGGTAAATAATGAACTCTGATCTAAGAATTGATATTGCCGGTTTCTTTACTGGCAAGAAGGCTTTTAGCGATGCTGCTAAAGCAACCATTGGGCTTAATAACCAAGTTAAGACACTTGCTAAGTCTTATTTAGGATTATTTACAGTACAGCAATTAGGGCGCAGGGGCTTAAGTGCAGCCAAAGCCTTTGCAGCAGATGACAAAGCAGCACAAACTCTCAGCCGCTCACTTAATAACTTAGGCTTAGCCTATGCTGATCCAGCCATCAAAACTTTTATTGGCGATCTAGAAAAGCAATTTGGCGTTCTTGATGATCAGTTGCGACCAGCCTTTCAGCGTCTATTAACTACAACAGGCGATGTTGCCAAAAGCCAATCATTACTTCGCACTAGCCTTGATCTTGCAGCCGCAAGCGGTTCAGATGTTGTAAGCGTTGCCGGCGATATTTCAAAGGGTTATGTAGGTCAGACACGCGCCCTTGCTAAGTACGGTCTAGGGCTAACTCAGGCACAACTAAAGGCTATGACCTTCGAGGAAATCCAAGCAAAGATTACAAAGTTATTTGGTGGTCAGGCTCAAGTTGCTGCTGACTCCTATTCAGGATCGCTAGATAAAATCTCAGTTGCAGCCGCGAACGCTTCGGAAATTATAGGCAAAGGCTTAGTTGATGCTTTAGGAGATGCTGGCGGCGCAGGTGGGTTAGCCGGTTCATTATCTGGCATTATCAAACTTGCCACAATAGTTAGCGATCTATTTGTAGGTATAGGCAGAACAGTTGCGGCTATTAGCGGTGCTGGCTTTGCAACTACTGGGGTGTCTCCTTTACAAGCAATTAAAAACTTTAGAAAAATTACTGCTGATTTTAGGCGCGAGGATGAGATTGCTCGCAGACAATTTGGCGGGGCTGCCGCAACTAAGTATCAAAAGGAAGCAGCAGCATTAGCAAAAAAGAACGCACTTGCTACAACACAACAAACTAAGGCAATCAAAGAGCAGACTGCACTTCAAAAGGCTGGCACTCTATTCGATATTCAGCAAGCAGGAATTATTGCTGCGCTTAAAGGCAAGATTACCGATGAGGAACGCAAGCGCCTAGAACTGCAACTAGCAATCTTGACCGGCAACACAAGCGAGGCTTCTAAACTTGCTGGCGAACTTGCTAAGGCTCAAGGGCTATCAACACAACTAGCTGCTTATCTTGCAGACTTGCCAGATGCTAAGAACCCTTTTACAGCATGGAAAAATTACCTAGACATGATTGAGGCACAGGCTCGCCGCATTGCTGGCATGACTCCAGTTGCTCCAATGTCTATCGCTGGCAATAACACTTCAGGAACTTTCAGCCCAGCAGTACAAGAGATGATAAGCGGTGGCAATGTCTCTGCTAGAGCAGGTGCTAACGGCAATGTTAATGTCTATGTCGCTGGGTCAGTAGTGTCAGAAGCCGATCTAGTAGAAGCAGTCTCTAACGGCTTGCTCAATAGATCACTATCAGGTTCTCCATCTGCTATCGGCAGACTCAAAGGCTCGTTCGCAGGATGACATTACCTGCCCAGATCGCTGTCAGTTTCGACTTTACACAGGGGGCAACCTTCGGTTTTCCGTTTACGGTTGGCGACATTAAGTACGGCGTTCTTGGCACAGGCACACTTGCTTCATCGACTACGCCAGAACCAACAGTTGATTTGACCCCCGATGTTCGCCAGATCAGGATTACTCGCGGTCGCAATATCATGCGCGATACTTACGAGGCTGGCACTTGCACAGTTAGAGTCCTCGATCCCTTGTCCTATTTCAATCCTCAAAACACTTCATCGCCTTACTTTGGCTTACTAAGCCCACTACGCAAGTTGCGTGTTTCGGCTACGGTAAATGATGTCGGCTACTTCCTATTCTCTGGCTATACGACTGAGTATCTCTATACCTATCCTCAAGGGCAAGAAATTGGCTATGTAGATATTATCTGCTCGGATGCCTTCAGGCTTATGCAGCAAGCCACAGTTACAACAGTTGCCAGCGCAACAGCAGGGCAAGATACCGGCACACGCATAGGCAAGATACTTGATCAAGTCTCATTCCCTACATCGATGCGCACAATTCAAACAGGAGAAACGCTTTGTATTGCCGATCCGTCAACTGCTAGAACTTCCCTTGATGCAGTCAAGAATGCAGAGTTCTCAGAGCAGGGCGCATTCTTTTTTAACTCAGAAGGCACAGCGATATTTCTAAACCGTACTAATGTTATTAAAAAGTATGGCGACACTCCGATCGAGTTCGATCAGACAACTGGCATCCCTTACACAAACCTTGTCTTTGCCTTTGATGATAAATTAATTATTAATTCAGCCGGAATGACTCGCGTGGGCGGAGTCCAGCAAGTGTCTGAGAATGCAACCTCGATCGCTAAGTATTTCCCTCACCAGTCCAATCAAGAAAACCTAGTAGCCCAGACCGACACAGACACTCTTAACATAGCCAAAATCTATGTAGCGACTAGACAAGAGACAACCATCCGCATTGACGCGATGACTGTCGATCTACTTGATCCAGATGTGCCAACTGCCACGATGCTAGACCTTGATTACTTCTCTAATCTAAAGATAACTAATGTTCAACCCGATGGCTCAACCATCGTCAAAACTTTACAGGCTCAGGGCTTTGCATGGAATATCACGCCGAACGCCATGTCTTGCACTATCACGACTCTTGAACCGATAGTCGAAGGGTTCATTATCGGATCGTCTGTATCAGGTATAATCGGCACTAATATAATGGCGTACTAGGAGATAAAATGGCAACAGGCTTTCCAGCAAGCACAGGCGATGTCCTAAGCGCGGCTATGTTCAATGGGCTAGTAGCGTTTACGCTCAACGCTCAAACAGGCACAACTTACACAACAGTCATAGCAGACTCTTATCAGACCTTGATCACTCAGAGCAACGCTTCAGCAAACGCGATCAAGATACCTACTAACGCGTCAGTTGCTCACCCAGTAGGCACAGTAATAACTGTCCTAAATATCGGCGCTGGTCTTTGCACAATCTCGGCAGTAACCTCTGGCACTACAACAATCTTGTCAGCCGGAGCAACAGCCGCTAGTCCAACACTTGCCCAATACAAGTCCGCTGCCTGTATAAAAACAGGTACAGACACTTGGTACGTAGTGGGTGCAATAGCCTAATGCTAAACAATATAGCCGCTATAAATGGCGGTGCAGTCGAAGCGGTAGGTGATTACGAGTCTATTGCAACCACAACAGTTGGTTCAGGCGGTACTGCCACAATTACTTTCAGCAGCATCTCAGGCAGTTACAAGCATCTACAAATCCGCGTGCTTTCCAATGACACAAGCGGCAATAACAATAACTTCATGCGCTTTAACTCGGATACCGCTAGCAACTATTCATGGCATTATTTACAAGGTGATGGCGCAACTGCAACGGCTGGTGCTTCAACAAGTCAAACTGCCATGATCTGTGGCAAAACTGGCGTAACCGCTACCGGCAACGGCGTAGCAGTTATAGATATTTTAGATTATGCCGATGCTAACAAATACAAAACTATTCGATCTTTAAGCGGTACAGATTATAACAACAGTAACGGCAGGCTTTTCTACTCATCGGGTAACTGGCGTTCCGCTTCGGCAGTTACAACCATAACTTTGACCAACGATAGCGGCACCAACTTTGCAGAATACTCATCCTTCGCTCTGTATGGGATTAAATAATGCCAGCAACTTATGAACCAATATCGACTCAGACACTAGGCAGCGCGGCGGCAACAGTTACCTTTTCGAGTATAAGCGGCACTTATACGGATTTAAGATTGATTTATCAGACTGGCATGAGTAGCGCAGGAAATGAACCCTATTTAAGATTTAATTCGGACTCATCATCTTTATATTCTGCCACAATTTTATACGGTAATGGTACTTCGGCTTTATCACTAAGAAGTAGCATTGCTACTGCTATTCAAATGGCAAGAGATGTTGGACTTCCAACTGCAATCGAGTCTGTAACTACTGTTGATATTATGAATTATACAAACACAACCACTTTTAAAACTGCTTTAATTAGAACTAACAAAGGTTCAGCAACTTATTTACAGGCAGGCGCCTATGTTGCCTTGTATCGCAGTACATCAGCAATAACTTCTATCGACCTTTCTACAAGTGCAGGCAATTTTGTGTCAGGCTCAACCTTTACGCTATACGGAATTAAGGCGGCATAATGGCTAACACTTATATCCAAATTGGTAGCACCGTTACGGTAGGAGTACTAGGCGCATCAAGCATAGATTTTTCTGCCATACCTGCAACATACACAGATTTACAAATTGTTTACTCTGCTAGAGGTACGGCAGTTACAGCCGACCGAGGCGCTTTTCTACAATTTAACGCAGATACCGCTTCAAATTATAGTTATCTTTTTGTTCGTGGAGACGGTGCGTCAGCGACTTCGGCAAGTTCTACATCTACAACTTTTATTTATTTAGGTAATTTTCCTGCCGCTACTTCAACTGCTAACACTTTTGGCAGCGGATCTTTTTATATACCAAATTATGCTGGCAGTACTACAAAATCTATATCCTCTGACTCGGTTTCCGAAAACAATGGAACGGCGGGTTGGGATACATTAGCCGCAGGTTTATGGACTGGTACAGCCGCAATTACAGCAATTAAGTTATATCCAGAGTCAGGCAACTTTGCACAATACACAACCGCTAGCCTTTACGGCATCAAATCAACCTAGGAGACAAAATGGCAGACACTAAGATAATCGTAAACTGCGAGACAGGCGAAGTCTCTGAAGTTGAACTAACAGCCGAGGAAGTAGCGCAGCGCGCTAAAGATGCTATTGCTTATGCAAAGGCTAAGGCAGATGAGGAACAAGCAGCAGCCGAGAAGGCAGAAGCCAAGGCTGCTATTGCAGAGCGCCTAGGGCTAACGGATGCAGAACTGGCTATCTTGCTTGCATGAAGCCAACACTATGCGCTGCCGGTAAACAACTGAGAGAGCAGTTCGATGACACATACCCAGATCGCGATCGTACTTCCGATGGCTGGATTGCGGATGCAAGGCATATGTCAACAGGTACTAGCGACCACATTCCTTCTCCAGAGTCAGGGATTGTTCATGCAATCGATGTCGATCGAGATGTCTCTGGTACAGCAAAGCCCGATCTCATGCCCAACATTGCTGATCAACTTCGAGTCCTTGCCAAAACGGACAAGCGCATTAAGTACATTATCTTTGAAAGCAGGATTGCCAGCGCCAAGAGCGTATGGCGTTGGAGAACTTATACAGGGGCTAACAAGCACACTCATCATTGCCACATATCTTTCACTAGCAAAGGCGATCAAGACGGTTCGTTCTTTAATATCCCACTACTAGGAGCAACTAAATGAATATGAAGCACCCAGCAATAATCTCTATCGGCGCGTTCTTGGCAGTATGGGGAACTACATCTAACTTCTCGCTGGACTATCGGTCAATCCTTGGCTCGGTAGTTGCCGGCTTCTTTGGGTATGCCACGCCTAGAAAATGAGTCCTCAAGATTATGCTGCTCTTGTAGTAGCGATCGTAACGGTTCTGGGTGGCATTACTGCGATGCTTCAGTTCATGATCAAACACTATTTAGCGGAGTTGAAGCCCAATAGCGGCTCATCGATGAAGGACGCTGTAAATCGCCTAGAGACACGCGTTGACAAAATCTATGAAATCCTTTGCGATAAGTCACAATAAGACTATGGCTCGCAAGCAGGTTATTGACTTAGAGGCTTACTCTATGTTGGATCAATACTGCATTGGGCTTAATGAGTACTACAAGTCGCTGCGC